GTCCTTAGTAATCCCCCTGAGTCAACAAACGCGATAGTCCGTAGAAAATCACGGGTTACGGCGTAAGAAGATTCAGAAGTGCGAAACTTATGCACCCTCCTGTGTGGTTCTTCCACACGGTCGAACTGTTTCGTTACAGTGCGACCCAACGGCGTTTTAGTGCGAGGTTGCCGTACCTCACTGACCGCGTCAAGTGGTCAGGGTCAACCAGCTTAGAGCCGATCAGCCCAAAACACTTAAGAAGCGCAGCGTCGTCCCCTAGGGGATCTCGCCTTCGAATGGCTTGAACTACCCAGCGTCTAGATTTTAGACATTGGTAATGTTCATGCCATCCGTTGAATGATTCAGCATTGCTGAAGCTGATCCATCCAAGCCCCGCACTACCTCTAGCTATCGGCTTACCGTCGATGACCTTGTCAAGGTCATCGGACGCGGATCGGCTGATAGAGGGAAGCTTCCCAAGGATCTGCTCAACGCAGGTTCTTAGGAACTTCGCCGTTTGCCACAAGCCTTTCAGATAAAAATGATTGGCTAAGGCAACTGTAGAGGCAATACCGTGACAGTCAGTCCGATCTACGGGAAGTGTACGACGGACGTATGTCGGAGTGACATCCGTTCCATCGTACGCATCCATACCACAAGACTCTCTGAACTTTCCAGCCCAGAAAGACTTGTGGCGATTGACCTTAAAGCCAAACGACTCTAAGGTCTCGCAGATCGCGGGTGCCTCATTTACGGGGACAACGAGATCGTCACCGTAAACGAACACCCCCCGGCTGTATTTGAAAACAGCCGAGGGACAGACAGTGTTTCCTGACGCTAGAATCCTATGAGTGATAATGGCTATGTAAAAAGCCATTGCCTCCATAGGGAAACATAGCGCTGACCCCATAGACGCAAACTTTCTTAACGGCAACGTTACACCGCTAGGAAGGGTTGCTCTTGTGCTTCGGCAGCTGAACACTCTCCGACGGAAAGCCGGAAAATGTGACAGCATGTCGGCGACAAGACGAGAAGAGACTCGGTCACTGGCCTCTGACATATCCAGTGTCGCAGAAAACTGCGATCTAGAACCGTCAAGGGCAAGACTGGCGTTGATCTGCTGATCACGAAAGTTAACGTGGCCAGCAGAGTATCTTCCGCGCTGCTCAATGCGCGGGAGTAGCCAGGATGCGATGGATTGCTGTACGTATTGCATACATACAGGTTCCATGGCAATGACTCGAGGTCGCTTCTGGGTTTTAGGAACAAAGACGACCTTAACAGGAGTCTCGTTCCGGGGTTGGAGCTGCGTATCTGGGAACGAGAGAAGGCTTTCTGCACCGACAATGTTACGGACGCTTGCGAGTCCGAATTCGGTGTAGGGAAACTCTCTCTCCAATCGTGAGGGCCAACTCGGGAAGTGGAACTTTCCATTACCGCGTATTCCCTCTACGGTTGTACCAGGGCCATGCTTTGGAGTAAGCTCTTCGTAAGATCCCGTAAACTCGGGTTCCAGAAGTACATCACTCCAGACGATACCGCTAACGCTACGAAAAGCGCGTGAGAGGTATTGAGGTACAGCATGGGAACGTAGCTCACGTTCAATGTCAACGTAACCTTCTTCGGCGGCTCTTTCTCTCCTACTTGTGCAGGGGAGTTTGAGCTTCTTTGCAAACAGACAAATTTGTCTGATCGCAAAGATGCAATCCGAAGACGGTTGCGCCAGGAGAACGCCATCAGGACCGAAAACCCTCTCCACGAACCCTCCGAGAAATCGGGGGCAACGTGTTCCTTTTCGAAATGAGAATTTCGAAAAGAGAGCAGGCGAGAGGGAGCCTTCCTCAAGGCCTCTTTCAAGGCCTTGGGCGAAGGATGGAAGAGTGATAGTGAGAAAGCTATCACCTTCATGATCGGTCCTCCTTGTGACATACAATATGTCACGACAGGGGTTGGCACCACACCTCATCCCGCAATCATGCAGGATGTGCACCAGGATGTCTCTCAGGCTTTTCATGCTGCCTCCTATAAGAGGGTCGCAGTCCCTAGCCTGCAGAGTAAGGTTCTTTGGAGGAGGTGAAGGCTCAAGTTTCCCCGTTGAGGATGCGCCTGAATATGGGATCTGCTGTGTCTACAGAGACAAGCAGAGCACCAATCATGTGCATCATCAGATTGGGGGTGCTCGGACCCGAACCCGTTACATCGATGGTTCCTACATTAGGAGCATCGAATACGACATAACACGACTGTGAATAGGTCGTGTTATTTCCGTCGATGATCACGTCTGGCGTGAGCCCACTGTTCGTAATACGAGCAGTATAACGGGATCTTTTGCCATACTGATGACCGACGAAAAGCCGCCACTTCTCACCTTGAGTAGAGGCGGGGTCGTCGTAACCGTAAAGAGAATGGTCGGCCGCACGCTCGAGCGCTGGCATGGAAAGATTCATTCCAGCGTCCGTCGTAATGGTCGTCCAATCTCTAACCGCAACCAAAGGATCTGCAAGCATGACAACTACCTGGTGTTTGGGTTTCACACTCGCTTGATAGCGAGTGCCGCAAGGATCGCAAGTTGCCGGGCTGTGAAGTCAGGCCACTTGAGACCAAAGCCGTAAGGAGAGGCTTGGCGGCGGAATCTGCTACGCTCTAAACGAGCATAGCTGACACTGCCGGAACCAGCCGGGAGGGCTAAATAAGTCGGATCACCAGGTTCACTGCTGATCGACTCCTCCCAATGGTTACTAATTACTAAGTCGTGATGGTTACGATTTTCCATCATGCTATAGCAATTAGTCAAGACTTCGTTGTCGACTGCATTCTCGGACATGTTGGATATAATATCCCCCACGTTAGAGAACCAATCGATCAACCAGGACCACGGAATGAGTTCCCACGCTAAGCTCGGAGTCAAATTGGTTCCGAACAAAGCAGATTTCGCTCGTTCCGTCCAGCGATCCGACCCGATATCTGGAACGTAGTACTGCCAAGTACCACATTGCCAGGTTGTTGTAGACCGTACGGTCGTGTAACGATAGTCACATTGACCGCCGATATATTCGGAGACTAAGGGACCGAGAGGACCCCCAACAAAGAATTCGTTGAGGATGTCCGCTCCACCCTTAGACACGTCCCCGAGCCAGCCAAAAGGCCGACTCATGGAACCTTCGATAACTACAACCGGATCGCTGTTGGTCACCTTCTTCTTCGACCGTCGGCGGATTTTGAGCCCATTGTCATGTCTGAGTTTGTTCAACACAGACTGAAGGCGTTGCTGGAGTTCGTAAACACCAATAACGTCCCTGACAAAGGGTTTCCATCCAAACTCGATGTTCAAGTACTGGTCCGCAGTGGCCTTCGAGAGATCTCGAATGTCACTGAGGCGCCGGTGCAAGAGCAACGGGATTCGAGGGAGCTGATGTAATTCGCCAGTAAACTGGCCAAGTGCAGCAGCCGGGTTCCCCGGACGGGTATTGCGAATGAAGTTTGTGCCAAGAGTATTTAGCTCGAAGACATAATCTTCAAACGCAGGCTCGACAACTTCCGGCAGCTCCTGACGATAGCCGTCCCAGAGGGTTGAAAACCCTCTGCAGACGGAATTTCGCCAGTTGCAGGTATGCAGCGAAGGCCCGAACGTCCCTTGGGCGATATACTCGCCAACCTGGAACGTTCGATTGCCATCAATACACAGGGGATCATCGCTATAATAAGCGAAGAACCCTGTATCTGCATCCTCGTCGGAAGTATATCGGCCATCTCGGAAGAGATGACCGGTCGATCGAAGAAGCGCTTCATGAGTCCGCGTCAACGCGTACGAAGAGTACGCATCAGACTGCTTAAGACTAAGCGGGCTGATTCGTCGACGAGGATCCATGAACTGTCTCCTTACGAAAAGCGGCCGAAGCCGCAGGGTGCTGTTGCCAGCTAGCGGAGGGAGAAATCCC